AACTTTCTAAAGATGCAGAACCAACTAACCAATCAGTAGATGAATTTCTTTTATTCCAACTACAACCATCAGTTGATATATCATCAAACCTTGTTCCGATTCCCATATCCCAAGATTCGGATACAGGATATGCATAGATAGAATAGTTAACAGGTATTTCAATTGATTCACATTCTCTAATTACTAACTCGGCAGATGAAGCGGTTATATCTCCACTTGCAACTGATTGTGATACAGAATTTATATCGAATTGTATAAGAGAACGAGAAATATCTTTTAAACTACCATAATAAGTTTTTGATATTTCTAATATCTCATCAAAACCAGTATTCTGAGTTGGTTGTTGTAAGTATATTGATGCATCTTTTGATGCTGTTACGAAGTAATACATTAGATAACCCTCCCTCTTATATCTTTGTTAGGAAACTTAACTTCAAATACAGATGGGTCTAAAGATGGATAAACCATTTTACCCTTTGTTGCATCTGATATGTTGTATGAATGTGATGAATAGTTTCCTAAACATTTGTTAGTAATTTCACACTTAGGTACTGACTGTACTCCCTCAACTCCTGCAATCAATAATTCTATTTCGGAAATATTGATAGCCATATTGAATGTCCAATTATCTATATTAAAATATTTTGATAATTCGTTTTGTACTTTTGTTAAAACTTCTCTTTTGTTATATCCACCATATACTCTAATCTCAAAGTCAACACCAATGTTTATAATGAATCCATCTAAAAGATTCACACCATCAGTTAACAATCTATATTCACTAATATATGTTTTTAAGTTTTCTTTAACCGCTCTGTTTAATGTAGATAAATTTTTATTTGAATCATATCCTAATATATAAAGGTTAATCGCAAATGGATTATTCTTTTCAGTTGAATTTCCTTTTTTAGCACCTAAGAATTTTACAAGTTCATCTTTAATTTCTTGTTCTGATAATTTTTTGTCGTTTAGTCCTTGAACTAATCCTGCAAATTCTTCTAATGAATCAGGATTATTTAGTATTGAACTTGGAGAGTTATTATCTAATTCCCCATCAGGTGCACAAAATGCTTTTGCAATACCACCAAACTTTGGAGGTAAAGCAAGTGCTCTAACTTGATAATCTTTTCTTGTTACTGCTCTATTCTGTGAACCAAAGTTTGCTAATGCATTTTCTCGTATCTCATCAATAGTTTCAGGACCTCTACCACCAGTTGCTGGTTCTTCGTTATCACACGCTACTGAAGCTTTTGATTGATTGTACAATGTAGTTTCTGATTCGGTGAATACTTTTCTATCTTCATCGAATGAAATAGTTTCAATATTATTTAATTGACCAGTTCCCACATTTGCAGAAACACCACCACCTACTAAGTAAGAAATTGTAAACTCACCTGTTGGTGCTTGTCCATATGTTTTACTTTTTAAGAAGTTTGATGGGTCAAATGAAGAACCCAATCTATCAATAGATGAGTTTAATCCTAATCCTACATTTTTAAAATTAGGAATAAGTGTTTCATCATTTGCAGCAGAACCTCCACCAAATACAAGTGAAGTAGTATTATCTTCATTTATTTTTGTAGTAAATCTACGAGATGTTTTTATTACCTTTAAAATGTTTGGTACTGAATCTTTGAATTGTGCTAAATCTTTATCATTTTGTTCAGAGTTAGGGTAATCAACATAAACCATTTCTTGTGCTAAGTAAGGAACTTTGTACCACTTGTTTCCATTTGAATCTCTTACATCGTAAATATCAATTACATTATCATCACCCAAATCTACTTTTGAAAATTGTTTAGCAGTAGTTCCAAAATCAAATGTGATACTTCTAAGTTCAGCAGAAATAGCATTTACATATTTTTTTACAAGATATGTTGTAGGAGTTCCACTATCACTTCTATATATTGTTATCTCTCTATCATCTTCAACTGCAAAATCTAATAGTTCAGTTGTTCTAAACAAAGATTGTGCATCATTTGATTTGATAACCATTCCTTCTTTGATTCTTAAGTAGTAATCTTCATCTGGTCTAACATCTACACCAGTACCAGTTGCTGGTACAGTTTGGTAAACTGCTAATTTAGCAATTGCTGGTGATGTTACTTTTGATTTGTATCCAAGATATTCTGCCAATGCGATAACATTCTCTTTATCTTCAGCATATAACATCATTGATTCTTTTAAAGTATCATCAGTATAATATGAAAGAACATCTCCTACATAAGATGCCATTTCAATAAACATCATACCTGGTGATGCTTCATTAAAATCAGAATATGTTTGTGGGAAATAGGTTTTAGCATACTCAATTAGGTTTTCTCTGAATTTAGAGAAATCCTTATTAAGATATTTTATATCTCTATTAGAATTTGTTTTCTTTGTTATACTATTTAAAGCCATCTTTTATTATTCCCCTACTGTAAATGTTATTTCTTGAGTTTCTGGTTGTCCAGCTACTGAGAATTGAATAGACATTTCAGCTTTATTCATATCCTTCATATCATCTGTCATTGTTACTTCAATTTCATCAATATCAATGTATGGTAACCAAAAGTTTACACTATCAGTAACTACACTTTCTAACTTCGATTCTAAATCATCAGTAAGTTGTTCAAATAACAACTCATGAAGACCAGTACCAAAGTTTGGCTGAAATATTCTTTCTCCCTTTCGAGTAAGTAGTAAATTTTTTAAATTACTTTTTGCCTGCTCAAATGAAGTGAATGCTTGATTAAAGTATCCATTACCACCTCTCTGTACAGGTAAAGTAATTCCATACGCCGAGTTACTAAACTCTTCAGTATCTTTTACTAACTTCTTGTTAAGAATATAAGCCACTAACTACTCCTTATCTTTTGAACTTTTTTACAAGTTCAGAATTATCTCTATTTAATATTTTATCAAGACCTGGTAAACCTGTTTTTACTCCCAAACCTTGTTTACTTGGCCCTCTTGATACATCACCATATCCCATCTTAGATGCCATTTGAGCTCTCATACCTCCGATTCCTGCTCCTGCTCCTTGTGATGTAAATGTAACTGTCTTATCCATACTTTCTTGAATAGGTTCTTGTTGTGGTAAATTATCTAAAACAGATTTTCTACCTGCTGGTCCACCTTGTCTTTGTGCCTTAGTGAACGGCTTTGTTTGATTTAAAACCTCATTCAATACTGGATTCTTGGTGAATTGTTTTTGTGGTGCTCGTCTTTGTTCTTGTAAAGCCAATTCTGCTTGTTCGAATGGGTCTATTACATCCTCCTCAGTTACCTGCGGAGAGGGAACGCTGACTACACCTCCTTTCACCTCTGCTAATCGTTTCTTAACTTCTTCATCTAAAATCTTTGGGAATGTTTTAGACAAAAAATGTTCTTGTCGTTTGGCAACCTCGGCCTCAACAAGTGTCTTTATTACTTTAATTAATTGTTTGTTATTCATCAAACAAATA